TATGTACGGTCTGTGAGGTCACGCCATGCCGCTTAACCCCAACATCGCGCTGCAAGTCAAAGGGCTGGAAGTCCCGAATCCCCTTGCGCAGATGGCGCAAGTCACGCAGATTCAAAGTGCCATGCAGCAGCAGAAGATTGCTGGCATGCAGATTGAGCAGCTTGAGCAAGACCGGCGTGAGATGCTGGAACTTCAGCAAAAGCTGTCGCAAATGGGCGCTAATCCAGATTTGCGGGTAGTTGCGCAGACGCTGATGCGGTCACCAAAAACGCTGCAGCTCGGCACGCAGATGCTGGAAAAGCTAAAAGAACAAGAAGGCTATGCGGCGTTTTTGAAACGTAATGAGCCAACGGCTGCGGCTGCCCCCGGCGCTGCTGTTGCTCCGGCTATGCCGGGCACTGCGCCTGCCGCTGCGGGAGTGGCTCCCGCTGGAGCAAGAATTAACGCGTTAGCGCCGCAAGGCGCAGAAGCGCCCGAGCCTGTTAACGCCCTGCTAGGCCGAGGACTTCGTTCACCTGACGCCATCCGGCGCGAGATGACAGAACTTGCGCAATTTCCCAACATCCCGCAAGCCAAAGCGCGGATGGAAATTTTGAAAACTGAGTTAGCTGAAGCGGTCAAAGCACCTACCTTGCATAACGTGCCTCGCGTTGGCGCAATTGACACTCGCACTGGTCAGTTAGTGCGGGCGGAAGGCCCGGCTGAGATGCCCGCAGACGTGCGTGTGGCTGAATGGCTTAGAACTGCTACCCCAGAACAAAAACAAGCGTATGAGACGGCGCAAGCAGCTAAGCGTCAACAAATTAACATTGACCAGCGACAAGAAACGGCGCTTGTCACAGCGTTGGGCAAAGAGCAAGCAGAAGCAATTGCTAAAGGACGTGAAGGCGCATCGTCGGCGGCCAGTAACTTGGCTACTATTAACACTGGCCGTCAGTTGTTGAAAGAAGGCGTTTTGACCGGCACCGGCGCAGAGTTCCTTGTAAACCTAAATCAAGCCCTTAAAACAATAGGTATTGATTTTGGGTACGCTGAAGCATCTGCTAATGCACAAGCCTTTACCGCTACTATGGGGGCTAGCGTCGGGCAGCTTATCAAACAGTTTGGTGCGGGTACGGGCTTGTCAAACGCTGACCGCGAGTACGCTGAAAAAATGGCGGGCGGCAAGATTACGTTGGATGAAAAAGCTATCCGACGCATTCTTGACATCAATGAGCGCGCGTCTAGGAACGTCATCCAAGCGCACAACAAATCAGTAGAAAAAGCGGGTAAAGCTGCTGAATGGTTCAAAGTAGAAGAGCCAGCATTTGAGCCAATAGATTTGCCTTCGCTGCCCGCAACGCCGCGCAGCACCGTACCGCGTTTGCGCGGCTCAACCCCTAGTGCCGCGCCCGCTCAGACACCTGCGCCAGCAACCGCCCCCGCTGCAGGCGGGGTTAAATTTCTTGGATTTGAAGAACGATAGCCGTAAGGAATGCCGCTATGCCAGTTGCACGATTTGAGTTGCCTGATGGCCGCATTGCTCGGTTTGAAGTGCCGGAAGGCACGACGCCTGAACAAGCGCAAAAACTAATCGAGGCGCAATTGCCATCTTTGATGGCGGCTTCTGCAGCAACGTCGGAGGCGGCTTCTGCAGCGGAAGCAATGCCAGCAGAGCGACGTACTTACGCCGCGACCGAAGTACCGCTGGCTGCGGCCAAAAATTTGCCTGCTAGCGCAAAGCAATTTGCGACTGGGTTGTATGAAGCGGTTACGCAGCCTGTTCAAACTGCAAAAGCAGTCATGGACGTCGGCGCGGGCGCGCTTCGCGCTGTCATGCCTGAATCAGTCCGCGCGTTTATAGATAGATTTGACGTCAACCCTGCCGCTACTCAGCAAGCTATGGACATGGCAAACGCTGTGGGTGGCATGTACAAAGACCGATACGGGTCATACGAAAACCTAAAGCGTACGCTGGCAGAAGACCCTGTAGGAGCTGCTGCTGATCTATCTACGCTACTGACCGGCGGCGCAGGGGTTGCACGGACCGGAGCGGGTATTAGCCAGCGAGCACTAGGCGCAGGTGCGGGCGTGGCTCAACGCATGCAAGCGCCCGCTGTGGCAAATGCTTTAGCTGCAACAGGCGCAAACGTAGGCGCGCAAGCATCTCAAATTGCAAACGCGTTGACTGCCGCCGCGACGGCTACTAATCCACTGTCAGCGGTCACTGTCCCGGCGCAAGCGGCGCTTGGCGGGGTGCGGCAAGTATTTCCAAGCTCGCTTACAGCAAAACAACAGCAAAATCTACCGCGCGACATGACGCTAGCGGCGGGGCAAGCAGAAGGCTATGTCGTGCCACCTGGTAGCGTCGATCCTGTTTCTGGTCGTTTTGTAATAGCTGAACGAATCGCCGGCAAGACAATGCTTGAACAGATGATGTCGGCTAAGAACCAAGAAACGACCAACAGGCTAGCACGCCGTGCAGTGGGCATGCCAGAAGACGCGCCAATTACGTCAGAGGCGCTTCAAAAAATTCGGACGGATGAGTTTGCTAAAGGGTACGCGCCCATCAAGCAAGTTGGCAATATCGGCGTAGACAACAACTACGTTAACGACTTAGTCAACATAGAGCAAAAGTTTCAAGGTGCAGCAGGGTCATTTCCGGCCGCCGTTCCCGATACAGTATCCAAACTTGTCAATGCGCACTTAGTGCAAAATTTTGACGCCGGTGACGCCGTCCAAGCGGTTCAGCGTTTGAGGAATTCTGCCTCCGCCAGCTTTAGAAAAAATGAGCCGGAAATCGGACACGCGCAACGCGCCATCGCGGATGCGTTAGAAAATCAAATCGAGCGAGGTATCACTGCAAGCGGAGCGCCAAATGCTGCGCAGATGCTTGATAACTTCCGCGCCGCCCGGCAACGTATGGCTATCAGCCACACGATTGAAGATGCAGTACGCGAGGGCTCTGGCAACGTGAACGCCCAGCAGATAGCACGCCAAGTGCAAGCGGGTCGGTATCTGTCCGGCGACCTAAAGACAATCGGTGAATTTGCAAACGTGTTCCCGCGCGTCACGCAAATGCCGCAACAGTTTGGCACTCCTAGTTCGGGTGCTATGTTGGGCACAACTGGCGCAGTTGGAGCGGCGCTCGGTGCGCTAGCTGGCGGCGCGCCAGGTGCGGCTATAGGCTCGCAAGCTGGTGCGGTAGCCCCGTCAATGATTTCAGGTGGGATGCGCCGCTATTTGATGTCGGGAATGGCTCAGCGAGCGGCGCAACCGCGATACGACCCGCTTGCCGAGCGGCTGATAAGTGATATTGCGGCGCGCAATGCGTTGCTTACGCAACAGGCCGGACAAAGAGACAATCCTACGCATCAAGCGGATTGAGCACATCTTGATCGGCGCTGCTGGCGCGATTATTCTGCTGTTGTTGGGGATTGTTCTGAAGGTTCATTGATGCTAGACCCAATCAGTCTGTTGGCGACTGCGACTGCCGTCTTCAACGGACTGAAGAAGGCGGTAGAGCTAGGGCGAGAGGCCGAAGATGTCTTTGGTCAGCTCGGCAAGTGGGCGTCTGCCGTCTCTGATCTGCAAGAGTGGATGAACATTGAGGCAAACAAGAAGCCGCCACTCTTCAAAAAGCTAGTCTTCACCAAATCCGCCACAGCGGAGGCGTTTGACGCCTACGCCGCCCAGGTCAAGATTAAAGAGATGGAAAAGTCGCTGTACGACTGGTTCCATTACGGGGCGCTACAGCATCTTGGCCGCGAGGGCTACCTTGAGTTCATACAAATGCGGCGGCGCATCAAAGAGCAGCGCGAGAAAATGATTTACGATCAAATGCGCCGGCGTAAGAAGTTCATCAAGAACAGTTCTGACGCCATCTTCATTGCGGTTGTGGTCGCTAGTAGGCGCGCTCATGGTTTTCTTAGCGGAGATAAGCCGATAATGCTGCCCATCGTTGCCGGTATCGTATCTACCCTCATCCAGAACAACTTGCCCAAGGTCGCGCAAGCGGTCGTGGACAAGGGGCTTGACTACGTCCAAGAAAAGACTGGCGTAGAGCTTAAGCCCGACATGAGCGCCGAGGACATCACACGCCTGCGCGAGCGGGCGATGCAACACGAAGAGTTCATGGTCGAGCAGGCGAACAAGAACACCGCTGACGCCCGCGCGATGCAGATCGCCGCGCTGATCAACGGCAACAACATCAGCAAATCGTTCGTCTATGTGCTGGCGACCTTCTGGTCGATCGTCGCTGCGGGTTACATTTTCTTGATCACGATGGTTAAGATTCCAACTGACAACGTGCGCTTTGCCGACACGGTGCTGGGGTTCATTCTTGCGACCGTGGTTGCAACGATCTTGAACTTCTTCTTTGGCTCGAGCGCCGGGTCCAAGGCTAAACAAGACACCATCGAGAGCAAGAAATGAAAGAGAACTGGGGCGCGGCGTTAGCAGCGGTGTTGCATCACGAGGGCGGTTTTGTAAACCATAAGGATGACCCCGGCGGCATGACTAACCTTGGCTGCACCAAGGCGACGTGGGAGAAGTGGTGCGGTCGGCCTGTGACCGAGGCCGAGATGCGGGCGCTGTCGCCTGCTGACGTCTCGCCGCTGTACAAAGAAAAGTATTGGGACAAAGTGAAAGGCGACGAGCTGCCTGCGGGCGTGGACTACGTTGTCTTTGATACCGCAATCAACAGCGGCCCAGGCCGCGCGGCCAAGCTCTTACAAGAGACGATCGGCACGACACCGGACGGCGCGATCGGCCCGCTGACGTTGCGGGCGATCGCAGCCATGCCGGCAACAGACATCATCAACAGCTTCCAAGACCGTCGTCTGGTTTATCTACAGACACTTCCCACGTGGTCCACGTTTGGTCGCGGTTGGGCGAGGCGCGTCGAAGAAGGTCGGGCTCTGGCGTTACAGATGTCTCAATCAGCTTAGCGATATACCACTGCGCTTTGCGCAAATCCTCGACGCCGTTCTTGTACTTCCAGCGCCACAGGTACTTGATGGCGTTGGCGGTACAGACGGCGTCAAGTCCTTCCAGCCCTGCGGTCGCTGACGCCAGCGCGTCGATGCACTCCACGCCGCCTCGCGTGTAGTGCGGCGGCTGGTTCACCATGTCTACCATTTTGCGTCCCCCAGTTCAGTCGTCATATCCGCGTATGTGCGGGTAGGAGTTGAGCATCGGTCGGTCGTAGGTGGCGCGTCGTGGAGCTGGTGGGTGGGCCGACGTGTCGTCCAGTTCGGGAACGGCCACGCCCCCAGATCGTTTGAGCCGCCAGGCGTAGGGTGTTGCGCGGTCACGGCGCGTTTGTGGCCGTTCATATACCGCCAGACCTTATCCTTGGTTGTCATGCCTGTTCTCGCTTTGCAAGCCGATCTGATGACGTAGAAGCCGTGCTTCAACAGCCGCTGCGGCGCAGATGTCTCGTGCGCGAGTCATGTCGTTGTCGAGAATGGCCTGCCAAATCTCGTCTACCATGCGCTTCAGGTTCAGGTAACCTTCGCTGTAATCAACCACGTCCCACCTCCGATATGCGTGTTGGTTGTTGGGCGCGCGCCCACTTCTCATGGTACTCCGGCAGCTCTGACGGCGGCACCCAGCCATACCGGCGCCACGTCTTCTGCACGTCAGTCGCGACGCCTACGGCGTAGAGCGCGTCGCGCGTTTCAAGAGATCCAGCCTCTCCCGGGTAGTGCGTAATGCTGCCGCCCGCATGTGCATCCGCTCGATCAAAGACACACGTTTCTTGCCTGCCAGTTCCGCTTCGATCAGTTGCCATAGTTCACTCTCCGTTAGTTGATTAAGTTTCCTCTGCAAATCCCGCCAGCTAAGATTCATGTCTACCCCGCCTTCGAAGCGAGTTCAATTCGCTTCTCCAGTTTTGCAATCTCCGCAAGCACCCGGTTGAGCGCGCGTTGGGCGGCGTTGAACTCCCGCTGCCGTATGCGCGCTTCGGCCCGAGCGGCCTTTAGTTGTTCAGTCCATCGGTTCATTTGAGCGCCTCTAGTGCCATATCAGATACCTCTCGTTTCTCATGTAAAGCCTTCCAGATCGTTTCATCGACCGTGCCCTCGGTCGTGAGCACATAATTCAGCACGTCATGGCGCTGGCCGCCGCGATGCAAGCGCCCGACCGCCTGCTCGTAGAGCTCCAGCGACCACGGGAGCGACATCCACACCATGCGCGACTGCCCTTGCAGGTTGAGCCCATGCCCGGCAGAGGCCGGATGAACCGCCAGCATCTCAATCTGCCCCGCGTTCCACCGCGCGATCGAGTCGTCGTTGGCGAGCGTCTGCAAGCGCGGGAAGCGCGACTGTAGCCCGGCAAGCTCCGCCTTGAACTGATACCAGACGAGCATCGGCGCACGCTGGTTCTCGGCGTGCAAATCCGCGACCGCATCGAGCTTGTGGTCTGACAGCCAGACAGTTTGTCGGTTCGTGTCGTAGACAAACCCAGC